CTAATAAGACGGAATTTAACATCCGAATGGGCTTTCTAGTGTCAAGCCCGCGACACTCTCCCATTACACGGTGGGAGAAACCTCTTGTGTTCATAGCAATATAAGTCACTTAAATGGGATTATTAGCCCCATTTTTGGAATTTGCATCCAACCCCCAACTTTTCACGGACAATGGGTTGACCGACTTATAACCGCATAGACCACAAACCATAGCCTCCTACTCAGTGAACTTTTGAACAAAGTCGTCCCATGACATCAAGCCATTTGGCAAATATACTGAATATTTATCCTCCTCCAATATGTCCAAAAAGAATTTGTGATAGAAATCAAATATGTCCCTACCATGGAAGAAAGCTTCCATGTTGGCACTCACCATGACTTCCACAAACTGCTGTTCAGGGCAAATTTCTGAAGATGGTACCCATACTGTCAAACTCTTAAGCACTGAAGATAAATTCAAAGGACAAGCATGGTATCCCAAAATAGAATCAAATCTCCACTTACGTTTAAGAAATTCGCATGTGTCTATGTGAACATATGGAACTGACAAACTTTCCTTATCTGGCATAGTGTAAACCAGTCCAAATTTGGCAAGCTCATCTTGCACTGTGGTGTGGTTAAACCACGGAACAGCATCACTAACCCCCATTATATTATCGTCACCATATGTCATCAAGTTGACATTTTCTTTAAAAGAAAAGCACTCTTTTTGCGGATTTAGGCGAAGATACATCCATCGCATGTATAAACTATTAACCAAAGAATTGATAATTACAGTAAGTGGATGGCCAGAAGGGTTAGTACCAAAAAATTCTAACAAATCTCCATTAAAATTGATCAAAGGAAATGCAGTATCTGTAGCTAAACCCCACATAACCTGCAAATCCTCTTCATCCCATCCAGCGTGACGATGTAATTCGATGATAATCCAAAAAGCTTCCAAAATGAAATCTGAGACCATTTTCTTATCATATTTCCCATAATCTCCAGCAATCATTTTATGAGCTCCATGTTTTGTCAAATACTCATAAAATTGTGTCCATTCTCTCGATGCGGG